GAGCCAGGCAACAGTTCACCCGGTTGTACCTGTTTATCAAAACCAACTCGCACACCGACCTCGCCGGTCTCAATACGAGTACATGCAGATGTCAAAGCAACTGCGGCCATAACCAAACCAACTTTAACCAAACGATTCATTTAGATAACTCCAGTAGAAAAAAGATAAAAACAAACACTAAACCCAAGAACAAAATACAAGGGCCGAAGCAAACGATCATTGATCATAAGATTCCTTAAAAGATCATTACTAAAACAAACATTAGCACAATTGCTACTGCTGAACTAATTGTAGCATACACAGCGGCCTTTGTCAAGTCCAGGGCCTGCTTGCCTGAGAGTTTTTGTACTCCCAGGATACCCGCCCAGACCAGAGCCGTTAGCACTAAGAACAGTAAAATGATTCTAATCATGGATCAGTTCCTGGGTAAGTTGTATTACAGTGTTTCGCCGCCGACTGTACGGTTGCAAGCACACAGTTCACCTGTTTGCAATGCGTCCAATACACGAAGTGTTTCTTCTGGGCTACGACCAACGTTCAAGTTGTTGACAGTAACGTGTTGGATCTCGTTGTCTGGGTCAACGATGAATGTGGCGCGAAGTGCGGCACCTGCTGGAGCATAGAATACGCCCAACTGTTCGATCAAACTCAACTCACCACGCTGTGTGTCGGCGAATTGATTGTGACGAATTTTCTTTAGATCTGGATGGGCATTTTGCCAGCTAACTTTACAGAACTCATTGTCTGTTGAACCGGTAAGTAATACTGCGTCACGGTCGTCAAAGTCCGCCGCTAACTTGTCGTAGGCCACAATTTCTGTAGGGCAAACGAATGTAAAGTCTTTAGGGTAATACACAATTACTTTCCACTTGCCAGGAAAGCTCTCATCTGTAATCGTAAAGAAAGCATCTTCTGGCTGACCAAACCTTACGCCTGTGACTGCAAATGGGGTCAATTTATCACCAACTGTTTTCATAATTTCTCCTTGTATGATACAAAACAATGTGTTAGTTTACAATTGTTTGTACAAAGAGTCAACTAGTTTGGATAAATCAGGTAGGCAGCAAGGTTGGATTGAATCTAAGTGTAAGCAGCATTCTTGGAAGATTGTCGTGATTGATCACATTATGAGGAATATCCACATACACCACAGTTGGTTGATTGATCAATGCTGACTCTAACAACACTGGCGGAGATTTCCATGTGAGATGCCAGGACTCACTACCAGACGCTGTAGTTTTTAGTTCCTTATCAAAATCTCCACCGTACCATTGCATTTCGCAATTGTTACCATTTAATATAGGTATGTTCAATGCCCATGTTGGATAGTTATTCCAAATTTTGAAATAATCCACATGTAATCCTCTTTCACTGTTGGCAGTGGAGTAAAATATCATTGCACTTTTTAAAGAGTGAGTTTTTCCAGAAAATCTAGTCAAATCATTTGCAACAATAGATTCGATAGACTTCAGTTCTGTTTCATCTAAATGCTCAGACCTTTTGTTTCCTATATTGACCTGTAAATGCAAATACCTGTCGATCAATGTTTGCCAACATTTGAGATCAATTAATCTACTAAATTGTTTCATACCAATATTTATTCGTAAAAAAACCCGCCGAAGCGGGTTTCTTTATGCCGTAGCAATTAGAAGCGATAGTTCAAACCGGCAGTAACTGTGTTACCGTCGCTGGACTTAACACGATCCTGACCGTACTGACGAGCAACATCAAGTCCAAAAGAAACTTGTTTTGTCAACGGAACACTTACGCCTGCGCCAACAGTCATTGCATAACCGTCTTGACCAGTTTGGTTGTTCAAGTATGCAACACCACCCTTAACTGCAAAGGATGCAGTCTTGATTCGGGCCACTTCACGACCTACAACCAAGCTGAAACGATCTTGATCGTTACGTCCAGCAGTAAAACGCTCAAAGCCTGCGGTAACAGTATTTGCGCCATAAGTCTGGCCAAGTGTGATGCCGCCACCATTACGGTTCTCTGCACCGCTGTAATCACGAGTAACAGTTGTGCCGATTTCCAAAGCGGATGCTGCTGTTGCAGCCAATGCGATCATTGATGCGATTGCAATTTTCTTCATTTTTAATTTCCTTTAAAGTAATGACTTTTGTCATTGCACTATTATATATCAGTTTAGACACTGATGTCAATGGATTTTGATTAAAAATGAAAAATATCAACTCCAATACTTGGATGAATCCAATTTATCCCAATATGCTTTGTTGTTTCTGTTGACAAAGTTTTTTACCAGATATTTTCCCATACCTAGATAGCCCATCTTTTTAAATCTGCGACTATCTTGTCCAAAGTAATGTCTTACAATTTTGAACTTTCTCGGACTATACTTTCGTGACAAGAAGTAGTCCTCGCTGGTTGAAAAATTTTCAGGGAAGCCACCAAACTCTTCAAAACGATCTCTGCGTGTCAGCATGAACGCTCCTACAGCAAAGGGTGAGAAATATTTCAATGTGTGATTGATTACATTAAATGCAGTAAATCCAATTTTTGCTCGTACGTCATTGTCGTAGCATTTGATGTTCAAACCAACTAGATCCAAGTTCTTAGACTCAATTAAATCAACAGCATCCTGAATAACAGTGTTCTTGAAGAAACGTACATCGGCATCAATGAATAGGATATAAGGCGTAGTAACTAATTTGGCTCCGTTGTTCTTGGCAATGGACACAGGTCCTCCGTCAATGACATCAACATTTAAACTTCCCTTCATTATTTCGATAACTTCTCGAGTGTTATCTGTAGAACAGTCAGCAATGATAATTCTAGTGTTGCCTATTCTTTGCTGACGCAAATGCATTAACAAATGTGCTATGTAGTGTTCCTCATTCTTGCAAGGAACCACAATGGTAATTTTATCACTGAGTTTCATTTTTTTACACACCTTCCTTCGATCTTAAATTGACTAAATTTTAGCCAGTATGTCATAGTTTGTAAACTTTGTTCACAGGCTGCTCGGTCCTGAAACGTCAGTTCCACTCGTCCCGGCACGTCTCTTGGATCGTTTAAGTGAACTGCCAGTATTATCAATGTCCACATCGTCATGCTCCTTGGTCCATGTTACAATTTCCCAGCGTCCGTCCCAGTGTTCAACTAGTGCGGTACACGACTCGACCCAGTCACCGTCATTCATATACATTACACCGTCTATCTCTTTTATCTCTGCGTGATGTATGTGTCCACAGATGACTCCATCGAATCCACGCTTCTTGCAGTAGCCAGCAAGATTCTTTTCAAACTGAAACATAAAGTCAACTGCTCGTTTAACTTTGTATTTGAGATACTTGCTCAAGCTCCAATAACCAAATCCCATCTTGTGACGTATCCAGTTGAACCTGCCGTTTAGATATAGCACAAAGTCATACGCCCTGTCGCCTAAAAACCCCAACCACGGCGCTAGTCGAGTAATGCCGTCAAACAGGTCTCCGTGTGTGACTAGATAGTGTTTACCGTCAGCACCTATGTGTTCTATTTGATTGTGTATTTCTACTAGACCGAAACTAAACCCATATGGCATTATTGGTCTTAAGAATTCATCGTGATTGCCTGCTATGTAGATTACTCTAGTACCACGCTTGGCATGTCCCAGTACTCTACGTACTACATTGGTATGGCTTTGTTTCCAACGCCATTTGTTTTGTTGTATCTTCCATGCATCAATTATATCGCCCACTAGATATAATGTATCACATGTGTTGTGTTTGAGAAAGTTATTTAACTTATCCGCTTGGCAGTCTTTAGTACCAAGATGAACATCACTAACAAAGATTGAACGATAAGTTTTATTCATAATGGTACCAGTAAAGTGCTGGTTACGAGGTCCAGCGCCACTCTATCGTTGTGGTCGATTTACTTAATCTGTGTCCAAACACGTTCACGGATCTGTTTTGTTAGTGCATCTGGTAATGGTACATAATCTAAGTCTACAGCATCTTTCTTGCCATTCTTAAATGCCCAGTCAAAGAACTTTAGCACTTCATCGCTAGTAGCTTTGTTAGCAGGAGTCTTATACATAATGATAAAACTTGCAGAACTTACTGGCCAAGCATTTGGATTCTTTTGATCCACAATACTCAATCCCATACCTGGAACACTGAACCAATCAGCACCATCTGCGGCTGCGGCAAATGTTAAGTCATCTGGACTTACATATCGTCCTGCCTTGTTTTGTAGTTGTAGGAATGTCATGTTGTTCTTTTTAACATAAGCATACTCTACATAACCAATTGAACCTTTGATTCTGTTCACGTTGGCTGCAACACCTTCGTTGCCCTTGCCACCTACTGATGTGGCTGCGGGCCACTTGACCGCAGCACCACGGCCTACACGTTGTAACCACTCTGGGCTTACTGTAGCAAGATAGTCTGTCCAGTTGAATGTTGTACCTGAACCGTCAGCACGGTGTACAATAGTAATAGGCTGATCTGGTAGTTGTTTACCTGGATTCAATGCTGTTAATTTAGGGTCATTCCACCTAGAGATATTACCCATAAACACTTCAGCCATTACTAGTCCAGTGATACGTAGTTCTCCTGGCTTGAAGCCATCTAGGTTTACTACAGGAACTGTTCCGCCAATGATAGCAGGGAATTGAACCTGCGCCATCTTGTCCAAGTTCTCGCCGCTTACCGGAGCATCAGTTGCTCCAAAGTCTACTGTTTTTGCGTTGATTTGACGAATGCCGCCAGATGACCCTATGCTTTGATAGTTCATGCCTGTGCCTGTGGCTTTTTTATATCCTTCTGCCCACTTGGCATAGATAGGGAATGGGAAAGTAGCACCTGCGCCTGTAATGTCTGCGGCGGATGCCGATACTGCTACAGACGCTAGTAAAATTGCTAATAGTTTTTTCACTGTAAGTCTCCTTCTTGTGTGTGTTAGTTCTTACGCAATTATTTAAGCATATTTGTGTTACAGTTTTGTTACAACTACAAGAATTTTTTGTCAAAAGAAAACCCGCCGAAGCGGGTCCTGCTATTTTCTGTTACGAGGTATAACTACCCTAAGCAGTGTTTAGGCTGCTAAAGCGAACTGTGAGTCGTTTGCGTTTACTTTGTTTTGCTTCTTCGACCAGGTAGAGCGTCTTTCTGTGCTATGAGCACAACGACTACACTTTGCCCCCAATCCTAACGGCTTCTACATTGCCGGACTGTCCATTTCAATACTCTTGACCCAATCGATCCTGTGTCAGGCCCATTATGAAGAAGACTGCGTTCTCAACGCACGGTAGCACGACCTCCATTAAAACCAACTCACATATTTCAGTGTTTTACGATTCTAATTTTAGTGCTATCATCCTCTTTATGGTGGACCTGGCGGGCACTGCCCCCGCGTCTTGAATCCTTTTCTGTCTACTTCATACAGTCTTAACTTACAGTATATATTTATTCAGGAGTGTTGTCAACTGTTTCTAATAAATTGGACACATCCGGAATGACTGTTCTCCAATCGGTCTTGCGAGTGGTATCTAGGTAGTCCATGAAGCGAACAAATTCACCAACAGCAGCGGCGTCGATATCGTGATCCAGCATGTTATGTAAATGTTCCAGTATTAATGTTGCTTTTGCACTGCCTGCTCGGCGTTGAGAATAATATTCTATCAGTTTCAACTTTGCTGCTCGTGGCAAATTATAAGTTGAATGATGAGCTGGGCCTTCCAAAAATCTCACATGAAAGTTTACACCCATGCTTCTGCAAAATTTTTCACTTTCAATAATGCTGTAAACTGTGGCAATCTGAAAACAGGTGGTGATTGACATGAGTTTTACATTCTTGAATTGTCTCTCGTACTGTTTGAGTTTTTTTATATTTTCTACAAATTTTTCCCATCGGCCGCCTGATCTTATGAGTTCATACTCGGCACCTGTGGCATCCATGCTGGCTCTAATATGTACTGCTCGAAAGTGTTGCCACCTTTGAGCAATTTTGTCATTGATTGCGCTACAGTTGGAATCGTATTCCAGGCGTATGTTTTTTGCATGTCCGTTTGCTATCAACCTATCCAGCATTTCGTCATGTGCTGGTGTTACCATGGGTTCGCCACCAGTGATATAGATATGTCTCAGTGATCCTGCCATTTGATCAAACTTTGGCCACCAACGTGGATCTTCGAACCAATGCAACTGCGGCGGATCAATCCACTTGTTGGTAGACAAGTCTTTAGTGATCTTGACCACTGTTCCTTGACCGAATGTGTCTTTTTTGTAATAGTCTACAAATTCGTCGTACCACAAATTACTGAATACAGGATCACACATGATGCATTTTTGATTACACAGGTTTCCAAATCTCACATCAAGGCTACTGGGCAACCAATCAACTGACCCGTCTGATGATATTTTGTCCGAGTAATTGTGTTCAGTTACTAGATCAGCAGTATCAACGTGTGTCATTAATTGTATTCTTCTACTGCTGTTGGGATGTGTTCGACGTTGTTTTGTCACATGTTCTCTGTGCTCGCAACAATCGCAATGCGGACTCCATTCTGTAGGATTGGTCTTGTTAAACAGTCGAACTTCACGATGTTTGTCACTGTTCATTATATCATGCAGATCGTGTGTCAATATGTGCATCACATTGCCATCTTTGTCCCTGCATCTCTGCATGTCCAATTCTTTTTTGCTGTTCGATCCTATACTGCAAAGCCTAATGTATCCATCGGGCAATATGTGTAGTCCGTTCCAGACAGTTTTACAAAACATTATGTTAAATTTTCAAGCAGTGTGTTTTTGATGCTTTCAAACGGCGTATCAACCCATTGCCAGGTTATGAATCTACGTATGCCGTTGTTGGGAGAATTTACAGAATGTATTTGACTTACATCTAATAGATACAATTCATCTGGTTCTGCGGTAAACTCGCCTACCTGTGTCACTTGATCTAGTGAATAAATGTTGGCTACTGTTCTGCCAGGGTACACAAAACCTTGAGCATTTGGTTTTTTGTTGTAAAAATGAGTTGTTGAACCGTTGGTGTCTAAATAATAATTTGCACATGCAGATATATTGTGATCTATATGCGGCAGCAGATGTCCCGAGCCAGTAATTTCTGCCAACTGAACCTGAAAGGGTGCAACTGTTCCGTAAAACATTTTTTCTGGCAGCAGGCTTTGAAAATATTCGTAGTCGTTGAGTCGATAATAGGTCAACGTTGGACGTGGTGGCCTACCAAACGATGTGACCACACTGCCTTTTAGTCTTTCAAAGTCAACATTGGTTAATTTAAATTTGATCTTTTGGAACATCGTCATCTCTTTCAATTATTAGGTCTCTGTCTCTCATCCAGCTCACAATTTCTTTCCAGAATTTGTTTTCTAACAAGGCAACTCTTGCGGAAATGGCCCATCGTGGCTCTTCTCCCATGATCACAGCATGTGGAATTCCTACTCTGGTCAAAGTCAATTCAGAACCCATGTTACACCTGTCAATCTCTGTAAGTTTATTAATTGGCCAGTTGTAGAATATGGTGCCGGCTGCATCCCGTTGTGGAGGTTTTGCATCAATTTTTGGTAGATTGTACCAGGTCATGTCGCAGTCGCTTCCGCCAATTACCCAGTTAAGTCCGTATGTGGAAATTCTTATAGGATGATGTTTGTGAATATCTATGTGTGCGTTGAAAGTGTTGTATCCAGGTGCTCTATAAAATACCAACGCATCTCCAAATTCAAAACCTAACAATTTTATTTCTTTGATCCATTGAGGATTAAAAATTTTGCTTGCAGGAACGTCCCATATCCCAAACTTTTTCCCCTGGGGATCGGGAAATTTCCAGTCTGGATTGATTGCATTGCTACAATCAATCTTTAATTTGTACCAACAATGTTCTTTCATAGAGATCTTTCAACTAAAATATTTTTTGAACGCATTAGATCGACAACTTTCTCCCAAGGCATATCGTTGGGAATAAATGTTCTTGCAGAGAAACACCACCTAGGTTCTTCGCCCATCACAATAGCATGTGGCAAGCCTGTTTTTACCAATGTTACCTGTTTGTCAATGTGACATCTTTCAACTTCTTTCAATTCTTTCAAGGGCCAGGATACATAGGGAGTGTTGACACGAGTGTATGTAATTTTTTCTTTGGCATTAGGTGGCAGTTCATACCACACCATTTCACTGTTTTTGCCGCCTACACACCAGTTTATACCAAAATTGTGAATTCTAAATGGCTCTGCTGTGCTAACATCTATGTGTCCATCCACAGTGTGTGCATGTGATCCTCTGTAAAAAATCATAGCATTCACAATAGGAAGCCCAATGGATCCCATGTAAACCAGCCACTCCTGGTTAAAAATAAGATTGGATGGCGGTTGCCAAACTCCGTATTTGCCAGTTACGTCAAATGTGACACACTGCTGTTTCCAGTCAGGCTTGAGTGCATTTGATACATCAATGTTCAACCTGTAATAACAATTATTCATCACGTATGTATCCTAATCTTGTTAATATATTTTTGCAATTTTTAAAAGTACGAATACCGTGTTCTCGGTTGAAATTCCATCCAACTACAATTCTTTCTTGGCTGCTGAGATTTCTAACACCGTGCCATTCATGTGTTGCTGTCAAATATGCATGAGTATTTATTGCATAGGTGTACACCGCAGGAGCCAATGCCGAGTACATTTGGCGTTCTCCAAATTTGTTCAGCTTTGGAATATCATAGTATTCTGATACGCATTGATCTGAGCAGCCTGATATTGGAAAATAAATTGCCTCACCTCGCCAACCTCTGTCAATGTGTGGATACATTATTGCTCCAGCAGGAATTTTTGTAATAACAGCAGCTTTTTCCATAAATGGCAACAGATCTGAAAAGTGTTGCCATAATGGATCGTTGTCTGCTTCTTCTACTACAAATCCGGCATTGTCATGTCCTCTGTCGTATCCAACTCCAGTTTCCCAACTGGCACCTTTGAACCACAATGCCGATGTTGCTGTGCCTGTGTATTTTTCTGGCATGTGCATTTCAAAATATTTGAAATACAGTTGTTGCATTGCATTCAGTTGTGTTTCACTGAAATGCAATTTGGCAAACAACTCACTAGCCGGTTTCATACCAACATTTTTCCCACAATAACATCTTCGTCGGTATAGCCTAGTCTGTGCAAGATTGGTCTAAAGTCGGGCTCGCCTTTTACATGCCAAGTAATTTTATGTGCATACTTGCGCATTTCTTGTTCACTGTATTTGATCAATCGAATACCGGTCATGCCCAACCGATGATCCTTGTGTAAAAAAAGCACATCATTGGATGCAACAATTGTTTCTTTGTAGTGTATGTGTGGTTTCACAAACCACGCACTGTATCCTACCAACATGTTGTCTTCTTCTTCCAGTCTTGCTGTCAGCAGATAGAATTGATTTTTCTTTTCCATTTGATCATAAAGGTCCCAATCAGGGGCCAATTTGATTTTGTCTTTGTGTTTGGTCAGTTCGTGATAATGGTCTATCAGCATGGGTTCCATTTCCGGACGCACTGTCAATACTGGTTCACATTGTAATTTTAATGCCATTTTGTTTCCATTTGTTATAGATCTTTTTCCATCCTGTAGTACACAGGTTTCATGCCTACTTTAACACAACTGTGTTGTCGAACAATATTATTAACATGTACATAACTGGCTATTTTTTTTGCATTCATACTTTTGATTTGAATTTCAAAATACTTGTGCAACAATGTGTATATTCCACGCTTTCTATATTTTTCATCAACTGCACTCAGTATGATCCAGGCAGTTTTAGAAACATCATCTAGCATTTCAAACACAATATGTCCTACTACAATTCCATCTACTTCGGCATAGATAGCCTTGGACCTGTTGTTGCCTACAAGATTATGATGATAATGACCATCTTCAATCAATTTTGCAAAATTCTTTAGAAAGAATGGAATTAATGGGCCGCCGCCCATGCCTGCACAATACTTGACAGTAACTGTTGAATCTTTATGATCCAGTTCCTTACCCAACACTATGTCTGTGGTAGCCATCCTCGTTTCCAATCAGTAGTAATCCATATTGCCTTGTCACGTCGACGTTGGTCATCTGTTCTATAGTGTCTCCAACTAGGCATCTTTATTTTTTCTTTTGTGTACAACTCATCTTTGGTAAATTTTTGGATATGTTCTTTAATGGCCATTTTGTAGTAATTAAAGTTGTCACCGGACCATTTTACCTCTGCAGGAGTCGACACAGCATAGTTATTCCAATCGCGGCCAGCACCAAAGTGAAAAAGGTTTTTGTTCAAAATCATTTCTTCTATTTCCAACAACCACATTAGTTGTTCGCTTTGATAATTCAATGTGTAGTCCAACCACCAGAAAAAATCTTTGACATTTTCCAATTTTCTAGGACATGCGTCGATCAATCTAGTGTACATTTCTTGAGAACGACGATCCAGTGTGTTGAGAAACTCAGGAATAGTTTGTTTTAATTTTTCTACAGGCAGTGCTTGATATATGTTTGCACCAAACACTGGATCCATCAAGTGTCCAGTTACAACAACTCCGTCTATAAGTGCTTGCCTCAACGGATCGTCGGTGTAAAAACTCATTTGTGATGTGGATAATTTTCCTTCAATGAAATTCTTATAGAATTCAGGATATTCCTTAATGGAATTATTATCCATCATAACAACAATTTGCTCATGTGGTGCAATTTTTAACAATTCTGACAGCACCAGTGTACTGTCTATGCCGCCACTCCATGTTACCACAAGTTTTTTTGAACCTGCTTTTTGCACTATGTTGGCAGCACTGTTGTGACACAGTTCTTCAATGGACTTTGGCTGTACCAGTTGTCCAATTGGTGTTATGCATTCTATTTGAGGAATGTTGATCATTGCCCGTGTACGATCAAACACGTTGTACATATAATCAGGCGTGGTCATTGTAGGCGTGTAGCCTGCATGGTGATAATATTTCAAAAGCTGATACCTATTTTAGCTAGATTGGCTCTTATTACATCGGGGCTCTGCAAAGCAACTTTTGGTTGCACAGGTTTTTTATAAGCACTCCAATCGGGGTAAATTAAAGTTAAATTATAAGTTGTGGGTGCTTCTGCACCCACATGTAGATCGTATTTTTTGTCTTCTAATTCTAACTCAGGCAGTCGGTTGGTTATCATTTTTCCTAATCAATCCTATCATTATTGCCCCAAGATCAAAGTAATGGGGTTTTGTATGCCAGTTCATTAATTTTGGTTTGTTATGGTGTTCTTTATGAATCCATTCACCACCCATAGGAATTAAAAATTCTAATAGCCATAAATTTCTTGCAGCCGATACTCTACTGTCGTTTTCTTCTAGTTTACCGTGTGCAAAAATTGTATGCATTCCCGCGGTAACAAGATAGGTAGTTGTAGGCAATGCAAACAAATAAAAGAACGCATCAAAACTGATCAACAATAACAGTATACCGGTTACAATACTAATAGTCAACGAATGATTGACAAAAAACACATGCATATCGTCACGAATCATTCGCAATTCATTTTTAGTTGCTTTGACATTGTCTCTTTCTTTGAATCTAAAAAAATGTCTAATGTCTGCATCATACGGATCATCTTTGGTATCTGTATACCTGTGGTGAGTCATATGAACAGAACTCCAGTGTACAGGAGCGGAATTCAATGTAGCACAACCTACCAATCCAAAGAACCAATGCCAAAATCTTGAACAAACAAATGCGTTGTGTGTAAACAGTCTATGATATCCCACTGTCACTGTGAGTGCAATGGTTAGATACATTAAAAATGCAGGTAGCAGCCACCATGACCATCCAGTAGAGACTGCCCAAAAAAGTGCTGGAAAAAACATCCAGCTTGCGATTGATCGTTGCCAAACTTTAGTTTTCATTTAAGAACCTCATTGCGTAACAAGCAGCTGACCCTTCTACTCGAGCTTCTACGTCGCCACTTCTGATGCGAATCTGTGTAGGACCCACAAAAATCTTTCCTTTGATATTCAATGAACCTCTCACAAGAAAGATATCACTGCCATTTTCAAGCATTGTAGGAGTATCAGGCTGTATAATAACACTGGCTAGACTTGGTAGCCCTTTTTTGTTGTAGGCATGTGGAATGCACAACCATTCTGTTTCAACAGGAAAATGCAGTTGCAGGTTTCCCGAAGTTGATGCACTGTCACTTTTGTGTTCAGCGTTGAGCCAACCCGGTGTTCGATCTGCAAGTTGTTCACCTGTTTCAATCACATTGACCTTGGCAACACCGTGGGTGTAATAATACCAGCCAGTTTTGACTAGACCGTTTTGTCCAATTGGCACAACTCTGGTATCGCCTGCCTTGGTCTGTGCCAGAATTACAACTTTTCCAAATGCAGCATGTGGTGTGAATTTCATATTGTGTTGTCTGCCATTTCTTGTAAAACTTCTTGAATTAGAATTTTCATTTTGATCTTGTTTTGCTCATCCGGACTGGCTACCTGTTCTGGACTGGATCTTCCCACATGTGGCACATGTGGACGTGTGACAAACTGTCCAGGTACTGCTCGAATAGTAGGAGGAACTGATGTAGGCAAAGAAAAGTTTCCTATAGGATTGTGTATTACAATAGCTTCTAGTTCTCGAACTTCGTGAGTGGTATCAATCAGTTGCTGAAGGGGGCCTTGGTCCACATTGGTGTTAACCAGTTCGTTGTTCCAGTAATCCTGAGGTGACGAATTTTTCAGCAAGGATAATATTTCTCGGGTGTTGTTCAATGCAGTTGCAGGAACACCGATGTTTAATTTTATTGTTGTACACTTGCTGTTAGATGGCACGTATTCAACCAAAAATGTGCCGCTGTCGCTGTAACTTAGAATTTTCATTGTGAAATGAATCATTTTTTTCCTTTTAACCGTAGAAATTTATAGAACAGGTTATTGTACCAGACGAGGGATGACTGGCACTAGGTACTTGCCAATTCCACCTACGTGCTGTTCCTGTTGCTTGAGTGCTTGTTCGTGCTGATCGAACACCATTGATTGAGTACCCTGATACAGACACACTGAGAAAAGACAAATCGGAATCCGCAGGAGCCGCAGTTGATCTCAACTGAAGATGCCAGGCATTTGTTCCTGTGCTGAAGTACAATGCTTCGATGACCATTGTGCCTGTTGGTGTTAAAAATGTGTCTTGACTGATACTGCCAAATGATCCGCCTTTTTTCTTCAGGCCGCCAATGCCGTATCCGTAATAAGAACCTTTTCCTTTTTTATACGGAATAGGAGTTGACCCAACGTTGATTGTAAATACCATGGTTTTTCTACCCCAGGTACTGTAGAAATTCTGAAGGGAAATGGCTCCGCTAACAGGAACAGCATTGTTAACACCAATGCTGGGAGTATATGCACCGCCACGGTACATTTGGTTGATTGGCGTAGGAGTCGGAACTCCAAATGCATTACGCAGGGTTAAAAAAGATATCGGTCCGGATGATGGTGTAGGCATAACAGTCTCTCAATGAATTACTGTTATTTAGTCTGACACATAGACCTTGGGTTTTGATTATTGATAAATGTCGGACTCCAAGGGGCGTGTAGATCCTCCGACTAGATTCTGCGTCTTTCACGGCAGCAACCTGCTATACAGGTTTACCCCCACTAGATGCAGTTATTTAACACTTTCTGCAGGAACTGTTTTGACAAGTTTGCACATCAACATAAAGTGTTCATAGGCTTTACGAACGCTTTCATGTTCTAGCAATTTGTCTGCTTCTTCTGCCATGGCTTTAACGCCTGCTTCGGCAATTTCTCTAGCACTGGGGATTTCAATGTAGTAACGATCGTTGTCAAACGCTTTGGCCAATGCTTCCCAAGCCTTCTTTTGCTTTTCAGTAATGGGCTTGTTGTGCGGCCGCATTTCGCTGGCTTTTACAACTGCCGAACTGATGGCATCTTCTGCTACACGCCCGGCAGCAATCATAGCTGCATAATTTGGATCAATATTAAACCTACGGCTAGACCCACCAGGGTAGCACATAACCAAGTGAGCACCTTTCGGAAAACTGTCGAGATACTCGCTGTCGTATTCTGCAACTGGGACATACCGTCGTCCTTTTTTCTCATAGTAAATCTTCTTGGTCATTTTGTAATCCATTGCTGTGTCGGTCTGTAGATTTTTCAACGTCTTGGAACAGGCGTTTTTCCTGTGCTGTTAACTTGTCTTTGTGTGTTTTGCGTGGATTACCGCACATAAAACATTTGGGATTGCCACAATCCATTGCGTGACGTTTTGCAAACCTATGTGGTTGCTTAGGTTCTCCAGGATTGTATTCACTAACTCGATGTTGTTTAGCAATCTTGGTTTGTTTTCGAACAGCATTGTCGTCTTTTTGTCTTCTACGGCTGTTCAAATACTTTGCTAATTCATTTGCCATGTGCTGTCTCCTTGCTACTAGTATAACAGTATTTTACCAAATTGTCAAGTGATTATACCACTTTTACACTACCGCCGCTGCCAGAATATGTAACAGCGCGATCGTATTCGTTTGGAACGACCCATCCACGCCCTACCCCAACAATTGGCATTCCGCCAGATTTGAATCCAACTTCGGTTAAATTGTCGCCTTGGTTGCCGCCAGCAATCAGCACAGCACCGGTAGCAGGATTGTAGCCTCTAAAAAATCCCACATGTCCGCCACCTGCTCTGCTGAACACAACCACATCGTTTAGTCTCCATTTTGTTTTGTCATCCAACGGTACTTGTTGTCCATATTTAGAATAAGCCAAACTGCTCAGTGTTTTGAATGCGGCTGCTCCTGAGGCTTTGAGTAAAGCACCAGTAAAGCCTGCACACCACGGTACACTGTCACTAGTTACATTTGAACCTACTGCTCGATAACAATTGATAATCCTAGGATTAGATCCAGTTTCTTTCCAAAGACCTTGTTTGGCTTCTGCAAGACAAGCATCAATATTCTTGGCCAGGTCCACGAATATACCACTAGAAGATGTGGATATGACAAATGTAGAAGTGGTAGAGTCGCCAGGCTGTCCGGCTGCTGCCTGAGCAGTGGTGCTGGTCAACACTAGCGTACCCTCTTGCGGAACTTCGCCGCGGCCTGTTAGCCCAACTTCTGCTTCCGCTTGGGAAGTGGCCGCAGCACTTGATGTAGTTATAGCCTCTTGTTGTACCAGAGACAAATCAACTTTGTTGAGTTCGGGCATAGTACCAACTGCACCCGGCTGCGGTGCTAGCCATAAAGCCACAGGAACATGGTTGGCAAATACCGTAGGGCTGTTATACACATCCAGAACTTCTGGTGATCCTGCGTTGGCCTGTGGGCCGCCTCCTGCTACATATGGCATAATCTATTTCCTTTGCACTTATTTAACGAAGTGCAATACCAGTTGTGCCCTGCATATATTGATCGCTGGCATCTTTCTTGCTGATTACCATAACAAACACATGTTCGCGTTTCAATGTAAACGATTCTGTGTCGGCTAAAAACAGCCACGGAATCATTCCAAGACCTTGTGCGCCCATGGTCAACGCAAGGGGTCTATTGATTTTTATGGTGTTGTCGTCTTCACCTTCGTAACGTGCAATGATTTCGTCTCCGTTGACTAGTTTTAAACTAACAACTGATCCTTGTGTGATCGGCTTACTTAATAACATATTGTTCCTTTAAATTATTTCCATCCAAGTATGGTCGCCCATATATTTTACTTGAGTTACATACTCATAGTCAACCGGTTTGCCAGTTGCCCATTCAGTTGGTCCGGTAAGCACCAACAGTGTTTTTTGTTTTCTTGTATCCCACACCAACCAATACAGATTGCCCATTACCACTTGAAATTGATATTCGGCTGCATGTACTGCATCAGTCACTTCCAATCTGCGTTTAATTTGATCTGCTTGTTGTTGTAACACCATTACCAATTCCATAATTCTATCATATTCCTGCTGGGCATACATCCTAGCATGGTTGATCATTATATCTTTTTGTTTGGTTACAGGTATTAATTCAAATTTAGGTCCACCGGATTCAGTAGCATAAGGAGTAACGTTTTTGTTAAAAAACGGAATTAATTCTCCAGTGCTAGTTGAATCATAGCTGGTTCGTCCCTTGGCAAGATTGGGTCTTGACTGTTCAGTCATCTCCAATCAATCTTTCCAATGTTTTGTAATGGTCATACGCTTTCTTAAGTGCAGCAAACTTTTCTAATTTTTTAGGATCGGGTTCTTGTAGAATTGCAAGTCTATCTTCGATGCCCTGTAACAATTTTCCAAGACTACGGCCTTTCCATTTGATGTCGCCATCAAACTCGGCATCGCTAGTAACATGTAGACCTGCGTGTGACATGCTTCCTATTCCAACATTGCCAGTATTACTGGTTGTAAAAACATAGGGGCTAGTCGACCATGTTCCGTTAGCACCAGCTCCTGTGGATATGGTGTAAGGTCCTGATGTTGGCAGAGACCCTGTTGCACCTGTTGTGATAGAGCACTTCAATAGGTCGTCGAGTTCTTGTGCAGTAAACCCAACGTTTACAGTTGTGTCATCATCATTATCCATCACAGACCGCCTGCTTCCTGCGCCCACTGTTCTTTTTCAAAGTGGGTTTTTAGTTCAGTAAAGCCACCAATTAAGGTTTCATTTAAAAAGATTTGCGGAACAGTACGTGCTGTAGGAACTGCTTCCAGCAAGTCTTCTTTGCTGTATCCATCCCCAATTTTCTTTTCTTCAAATTCAATACCTCGTTGTTTCAACAATGCCTTTGCTTGGTCGCAATAGGGACAATGATACTTACTCCATACAACTGCTTTCATTTTTATTTTCCTTATAGATCTGGTAGTTCTGCATATTCAACTGAATCACTCATGACACCAATAACATAATTGGTGCTTTCATTTTCTTGCAATGCAGTTTGTTTCTTATTAATGTTCACATGTTTGTTAAACCAAGGAATTGGACTGCTCTTAGGATATTCCCCAGCATACTTGATACCAATTTCTTTCAATCTATTATACGCTGTGTAATCCACAAAGTCTTTCAAAATTGTGGCATTAAGTCCAATTACAGGACCCATCTTGAAAAGATAATCTGCCCATTCTTTTTCTTCACGGATAACTTCCATGTAAAGAGCATATACTTCTTCGGCGCAATCTGTTTCGAGTTTGACAAAATCTGCATCATCTTTGGTCACATTGTTGATCAACCAAGCAGTCCATTCAGCATGTAAAATCTCATCCTGTAGGATTAGGCTGATGATGTTGCCGTTGCCAATGTAGATCTTGTTTTCTACCATAGCCAGGCTTGTGGCAAACGATACCATGAATCGGAATGCTTCCAGTGCATAACTGGCGTGCAGTGCTAACCAGATAGCTTTCTTGTGATCCATAATATCAATATGTTCTCCGAGTTCTTTGCGACAATTCAATTGATGCAGTGCTTCGTAGTAGCGACCAATGTTAGCAGCCATGCCAACAATTTCTTGTGTGTCGTGAATCTTGTTAAACTCTTCTTTGGGAACACCATACACATTACGAATAATATGACTGTAAGATTTTGAGTGAATATTTGTTTCAAAGAAACTCCAATTGCTTACCAATGCTTCAAGTTCAGGAATACTGATAACAGGTTGAAACACTTGGTTAGGAGCACGACCTTGAATACTGTCCAATGCTGTCTGACGCAACAGATTGCTGGTAAAGATATGCTTGACTGCGTCACTGGATTCTTTATGATCTATCTTGTCTTTGGTCAGGCTGATCTCTTCTGGTACCCAAAAGAAACCACGTGCCAGTTCCTCATACTTGGCAATTTTAGGATACTTGACTTCTTCAAATCGCTGTACTGTAACTGGACCTGCTGGATCTAGGAACATGGTTCTTTTTAGATAATTTGTCTGCTTGCTTAGGTTGTATTGTTCTTTGCTCATGTTGGGTTCCTTAGATAATCTATATGTGCTGTGGCACGCCAAAGGTCCAAACGAGGAGGATTTCCTTTTTCTGGTTCTTTGTACGCAATTCTAATTTCGACATGTTGATCATGCAGTTCTTGCATAATTGAATTAATGGCAATTATGTGTTCGGCAATCTCTTCAATTTTGTCTGCTACTACCGCGTCTGTCATAATTTACATGCCTCGCAATCATCTTCCAATGGTTCGTAAATGATCACATTGTCTGCGGTGATGATTCCGGTGCTGTGACCGTTGACTGTAATTTCGTTGGTACCTGTTACAGAGTTCTTTGCACCTACTTTGTTGATCAAACTGTAGTACACAGTTTTCAATCCCCATTTATAAGCCAACATTAGATTCTTGGCAATCAGTGTGCCCGGAACCTTGCTGTTTGCAAAATATGCAGGATTGTAAAATGTGTTTGTACTCAAACTTTGATCAATGTAGACTGCAAGCACTGCACTGGTCTTCAAGTACTCAACACAATCCTTTTGATCCCACATCAACTGATAACGATTCTTTAGTCGTTTGTACTCTGGTACTACCTGTACAAACGATCCAGCCTTTGATTCCTTAACAGAAATCAATTCCATCGGCATTTCAATTCCGTTGGTGGAGTTTAAAACAACTGAGCTGGACTCAACCGGTGCCACGGCCATCAAGGTAGCATTACGAATACCATACTGTTTCATACGAGCACG